GTGTATGGAATGGCTGATTGCTACGACTATGGAGCCCAAGTACCGCACAGGCTTTGATCGCAATTTTTGGATTTGGGAGGAGTATGATCCGACTTGCAACTATTTACAAGTCGTTGACGTCGCCAGGGGTGACGGCGCAGATTTTTCTACCTTTCATCTTCTCAAGCTTGAAACTCTAGAAATCATTGGAGAGTATCAAGGCAAGGTGGCTCCCGATATGTTTGCCAACATGCTCAATCAAGTTGGAAGAGAATTTGGAAATGCTATGATGGTGGTTGAGAATAACAATATTGGTTTTTCTGTGTTAGACAAATTAATTGAGTATGGATACCCGAACATATATTATTCAATTAAATCTACGCATGAATATATCGAACAACACCTAGGGGAATATCGCACCAATGCAGTCCCTGGTTTTACCACGTCTATGAAAACGCGCCCTCTTATAGTTGCCAAATTGGAAGAGTTTGTAAGGAATAAACTAATTAAGATATATTCGCCCCGGACCGTTAACGAAATGAAAACATTTATTTGGAAGAATGGAAAACCACAAGCCATGAAAGGCTACAATGATGACCTGATAATGGCCCTGGCCATAGCATGCTGGGTGCGCGACACCGCTCTGCAGACAACTGCGCGAGATTTAAATTATCAAAAAGCGTTCGTAGACGCCATCGTCACTACCAAAACAACATTTAATACACGAGTTAAAGGCCAACAAGGCTACAAAGAAAACAATATTCTTGATAAAATGTCAGAAGCAAAAAATCTATATGATGAATTCATGTGGATTATAAAGTGAGATAACATATGCCCCCTAAAAAAAGTTCAACAAATCCTGAATCAAGATTGTTCAAAGCTCTGACTAGATTGTTTTCAGGTCCAATCATTAATTACCGCTCTCAGTCGGGCCGTAGGATCAGAAGGCAACATCTGGATAAATTTTCATCCAGATTCAAAACTGCTTCTGGCCAGCAGTTTAAAAAGACCCTCTACAACCCATTAGATGTATTAGCCAATAATGCGATTGGGAACCAAAGGCGCTCTGAACGATATATTGATTTTGATCAAATGGAGTATATGCCTGAGTTGGCGTCTTCGTTAGATATTTATGCTGATGAAATGACGACATACTCGGACTTACGGCCAATGCTTAGAATTAAGTGCTCTAACGAAGAGATTAGAGCGGTCCTGGCAGTCCTCTTTGACAACATTTTGAACCTTCAATACAATCTATTTGGATGGAGCCGTACGATGTGCAAATACGGCGACTTCTTTTTGTATTTGGATATCGATGAAAAGTATGGAGTTCAGTCTGTTATCGCGCTTCCGCCACAAGAAGTTGAGAGGTTAGAAGGACAAGACAGCACCAACCCAAATTATGTTCAATATCAATGGAACAGCGCGGGTTTGACGTTTGAAAACTGGCAGGTTGCCCATTTCAGGATTTTAGGGAACGACAAGTATGCTCCCTACGGCACGTCCATCCTTGAGGCCTCCCGCCGAATCTGGCGCCAGTTAACGCTCATGGAGGATGCCATGATGGCGTACCGCGTTATCCGTTCCTCAGAACGCCGCGTGTTTAAAATTGACGTAGGCGCCATTCCTCCACAAGACGTGGAGCAATACATGCAAAAGATTGTTACGCAGCTTAAGCGCCACTCGATTGTTAATCCAGAGACCGGCCGCATCGACTTGCGCTACAACCCAATGAGCATCGAAGAGGACTATTTCATTCCTATTCGTCCCGGCTCTGCTACCGATATTACGTCTTTAGCGGGTGCATCCAATATAACCCAAATTGACGATATTAAGTATCTTCGGGACAAGTTGTTCTCTGCTTTGAAAATCCCCCAGTCATATTTGACAATGGGCGAAGGCGCGGAAGAAGACAAGACCACACTCGCACAAAAGGACATTCGTTTTTCGAGAACTGTGCAGAGACTACAAAGAGTGGTCATAGCAGAACTCACAAAGATTGCTATTATTCATCTTTACACTCTGGGATTCAGAGGTGATGACTTGCTTGGATTTTCTCTTTCTCTGAATAACCCATCTAAGATCGCAGAGCTTCAAGAGATTGAGCACTGGAACCAGAAGTTTCAAATTGCAGCTGCAGCCACTGAGGGTTATTTCTCCCGTCGCTGGGTGGCTGATAATATCTTTGGACTGTCGCATGAGGAATTCTTGCGAAGCCAGCGTGAGATGTATTATGACCGTAAACATGATGCAGCCCTCCAGCAAGTTGCCGAAGCTGCAGCAGCAGCCGAAACGGGCGGTATGCTGGGTGGAGCGCCCCTCGGCGGTGATCTGGGAGCACCACCACCCGGAGGTGAACTTGGTGCCGAGCCGCCCGGGGCCGAGATGCCGGCCGCTGAAGCCGGCGCCGCTGAAGCCCCACCAGAAGAGGGGTCACCGCTTTTGGCGACCCCTCCCGGATCGCGCCCATCACCGCGGGCAAAAGGGAAAGTCTATAATCCTGTCACAGTGGACCAGCGCCCCGCCGGCGCCAGGAAGCGCTCAACGCTATCTCAGACCGCCACCTCGGAGATCGGCTCGCAGAGAAATATACTGCCAGGGTATCGCGACGGCCTATATTCTCTTGGTAAAGGATTTGTTCCGACTTCCGAGGGTATTTATGAAGAAAATGCATCTATTTATAGTTTGAGAGAGCAAACTGAGGAAACCAAACTGTTTGAGATAAACAATTCAGTGCGCGCTTTGTTAGAAGGTTTAGAGAGCATAGATGAGAAAACAACGGAGGAAGATGATGAAGTTCAAACACAACAAGAAGCGAAATAGCGCATTTGTCTATGAAGCTCTCATTAGAGAAGCAACCGTAGCAACGATGAAAAATGATACGCAGCGAAAAGAAGCAGCAGTGCGTCTTATCAAAAAGCACTTTAAGGGTGATTCGCTCCTTAGAAAAGATTTAGAATGCTATCGTTCTTTGTATGAGGACCAAAATTTGGATCGCTTGACTTGTGAGAAAATTCTCAGAGAAGTAAAGATACAAAAAAGACTAATTGATCCCGAGGGGCTTTTTAAACAGCAGACGGATCTAATTCGAGACGTCAATACAGAACTGTCTCCTGCCTCATTTAATAATTTTGTTCCGAATTATAAGACTCTGGCGACCATCGCCCAGATTTTTTCGGACAAGATCTCGCCAAAAGATCAAGTCATTTTGGAAAATGTGATTATCAGAAACATGGGAGTGCTGATAACTGAACAAAAAATTCAAGTTCCTGTTGATAAGGTCCTTTACCAAACTTTTGTTGATAAGTTTAATGCAAAATACGCAGACGAGCTTTTAGATGAGCAAAAGGAGTTGCTTGGTCATTATATTTCCTCTTTCATGGATAACGCCCTTCAGTTAAAAATGTTTCTCAACGAAGAAGTTATGCGCCTCAGGCTAAAACTTGAAGAAGCAAAAGATGCTGATGAGATCAAAAGCGACAAAGAAATGCTTAATAAAACAAATCAAGTTATCGAGAAATTGGATTCTTATTCCAACGAAACCATTAGTGAAGAAGTCCTTATGACTGTCATGAGAACACAAGCACTTGTAAAGGAAATATATAACAATGGCAGTAACGGTTAAAATCGGTGACGCGGTAAATGCGCCGTCTGTTACTATAGAGTTAGATATTCGCAAAAGCATGAACGGCGATCTTATGATTTTTGATCATGGGGATATTGATATTGTTTTGTCAGCATCCAAGAATAAGGTGACGGCATTTCCTAAAGAAACAATCACCGACTTGGCCTACGGAGCGCAGAACAGATTATTTGCCTTTTTGCGCAAGAAGGGGTTAATCATCCCCGAGTCGATCCAGGGGGGCTCTTTTTACGGATCAATGGAAGGGATGATGGAGACTCCATATTCCGACAAACTAAACACGTCAAAGATGACCCTTATTAATGTTTCTAGATTTATTGAGGAAGAAAGGCCATACTTTGAATCTACGGAAGCCATTGTATCAATGACCGATGATGAACTCATTCATCCGGATAAAGCCGATTCTACTGAACTAGGCGAGGTACCACAGGCGGTTGAGAAGGGTTCGATTCGGAAGGGGTGGGTGAGAGATCCTTATTCACTTTATTACATGTATACGATTTAGGGAAAAAGAATGGAACTCATAACATTTGCTTTAGCAGCTTACGGACTCACTCAAATTATTGTGTATGGTAAGATTTTTGATCGCTTGAGGCCGAAAGGGGGCCTTCTCAAAAGACTATCAACTTGTCCCATGTGTATGGGTTTTCATGTTGGATGGTTTTTGATGTTGCTTTCTCCGTTTACAGAACTATTTAATTTTGACGTAACTATCGCTAATTTTTTTATTTTAGGTTGGTTGTCTTCGGGCACCTCATACATATTAAATATGATCTTTGGGGATAGTGGTTTACAAATAGGAGTTGAATATGGAACAGGACATTTGGATAACCAAGTGGATGCTTCAACCAGTCCGTAATTGTAAGAAAGGTTGCATATGCATGCGGGTAGCGCCCGCAATACAAAGGGATAAATAATGGGAAAAGTACTTTTACGAGAATATTACGAACTATGCGAAGGCGGTGTGTGCCAAGATCTTTTGACGGAAGACGAAAAAAGATATGTGGCAGGCGGCGGTATGATTTTGTCTGGGATTATGCAGAAAGCAGACGCAATTAACGGCAACGGCCGCATTTATCCTCATAGAGTTCTTATGAAAGAAGTCGAGAACTATGGCAAACTGGTAAATGACCGGCGCGCCTTGGGCGAGCTAGATCACCCAGAAGATTCAGTGATCAACCTGAAGAACGCGTCTCACCTTGTTACTAAGATTTGGTGGCAAGGTAAAGATGTGATGGGCAAGGTCAAAGTACTCGACACACCTTCGGGGATGGTCCTCCAAGAGTTAGTGAAGTCAGGCGTCAGCCTCGGCATCTCCTCTCGTGGCATGGGATCCGTCCGTGAAGATAAAAGTCAGACAATCGTTGAAGACGATTTTCAGCTGATTTGCTTTGACTTTGTGTCAGAGCCATCAACTCCTGGCGCCTTCATGATGAAAGAAGCGCGAGACTACCAAAACAAAGTATTTACAAAAGCAGATAGAATCAATCGTTTATTAAACGAGGTTCTAAACGATGAGTAATAAATGGTCGAGTTTTGAAAACGACGGCCTTATTATGGAGGCATGGCGTCGGCATATAAATGAGGCCGCGACGACTGCTGTGGCGCGTTGGCAGCCGACTGCTGTGGCTCCCCGAGCGCGCCCCTCTACACCATCGCCTCCTTTTTTGCCCCAAGACACTCAGTTGACACGGCGGCAGACATCGCAGACTCCGGCTAAAACGCAGAAGACAGCAGCTCAAACGCCAGCATCACAACCTGGCATTGAACTCTCAGGACCGAAACTGGCGGCAATCGATTCAACGGAATATCCGGATTCTCTTGTAAATTTACTGAGCCCGTTTACGGGTGCCGGGAAGCCTCTGAATCGCAGGCAACTCCTTCAGATTTTACAGTTTTTTAAAGTAAGAGCAAAAGCAGACAATATGGATCGTTTGCTGGAAGTTGATTTATCAGGTGCTTCAAGAAATCCGCGTAAATTTTCACAACAAACAGCTAATGAATTTTCTAAACTAATGGCGCAGCTTAATGTTGATGTTGAACCACTAGTGCCTGTCTTTCATCAGTGGCTTAGGTCTAACACTCTTGAGATGCCCACCGGCGCCACTGTTACCACCCCGGAAACAGACGCCCCAGAGTCAACTGCTTTGGTTCCCACGGGAGCAGGAACACCAACAACGACTGGTGGTCAAGAAGAGACCGTCACCGCGATAATCCGCCTCGCTGGCAAATTTGGCATTACACTTGATTCGCAAGTATCGGATCCTATCCAGCTTGTGCTACAGATGTGGGATCATATATGTGAAGTTCTTCAATTGCCACCAGAAGAGCGAAAAGCGCACCGTTCCAATCTGGAGAGAGATCTTAAAGAATCGACGCCCTTTGAGCAGTTACAGATTGCGCAGGGAACCTTACAACGCCTTCAACAGGAGAAAGATAAGCCATGCCCTACACCGGACCGCCAGATCACCGGGCCCCCCGGCGACGGGCAGATCATCGATATCGATTCGGATACCGGACAGATCACCGGCCAGCCCGCCCCAGACCAAATTGGCGCAGGGCGTACCCCCCTTCAAATCACTGATAGG